ATCTGTAGAAAAAAATTTGGGAAACTATTTGGAGCTCAACAAACTCCAGAAGATTTAATAGAGAAGCTTAGGCAAAAAGATAGCTATACAGAAGGTATGTGCTTCGATTGCGCAAGAGCTGTTTTCATGAATGAAAAACAGGAAAATAATAAAAAATACAATGAACTAAAGGCAAAAATAGAAAGAGAAATTTCTTATCTTGCTCGAAGAATTGTGGTTTGTACAACCAATGTTCCCGAAAAGTATTCTTCTGGTATCAAGGGACTTGTTACAGGGTATTCCGTTATTGGAACAGGGCCACTTTCAGATTTTACGTCTTCAATAACCGATCTTTTTGGCATAGAATCAAATAGCTATAGAGATAAAATCAAGTTAGCAGAACAGAGTGCTATTGACTCAGCAAAGGTAGATGCCATTCGCTTGGGTGGAAATAGCATATATGCAAGTTGCATCAATGTTACAGAAGCAAGTTCAGGGCATGGGATGATCATGGTAGCATTCTCAGGCACAGCAATATATATTCCGAACGGTGATGAAGAGTTCGATAACTTCATCAAAGAAATCAATGAACTTGATTCTCTCAAGAGTATACTCTGATTATCCATCTTCATGGAACAGGCCACAAAACATGAAATGTGGATGGCCGAAACCGTCCGCAAGCTCCACTAAACAAACCGGGCCGGGACCCCACATCCCGGCCCTTTCCATCCGCAAAAATCGCTATGCCGTTGTCAATGAACCGCTCACCGCGTGGATGCGTAAGCCTGTTGCGTTTTTTCAGCTTGTCTCGCTGCGTTGCGGCGGATGACCGTTTCCACGGCCTGCACCTTCCGCCACATGCCGGGCGTCAGTTCGATGCCGAAAGATTCCGCCACCAGCGCCAGCGCGTTGTAGTCGAACCCCACCGGGCCGCCCATGCCGGACATGCGGAGTTGGGTAGCGCCCGCCTGGAGCAGTTCCCATGCGGCGGCGTTGTCGGGCATGAGATCCGGGCAACGCCCCTCGCACTCTTCACAATCCAGATCGTCGCGGTTCCGGGCGGCCTTCCGGCAGGCGTCGCAGTATTCCGCACCCTCACCGGAAAGCCACTCCCAGACCGCCGCTAGTTTTTTTCTTCTTCCGCCACGCCGAAGGTTTCGTTCACAATGGCCTTGTGCAGGGCGAGGATGTCGGGGAAGGGCAATTCGTCAGTGGTGGCCGCGTCGAATCCGGCGGTGGCGAACACCGCGTCCATGCCCTCGGAAATCGAATACCCGCCGCCCATGAGGTCGAAGCCCTGCGCCTTGAGCGCCTTGATGTCCTTGCCTTTAAGCGGGTTCACGATGAAGTCCTGACCGGAAAGAGTAACGGTACGCATGGTGTTTTCCTTTTAAATTGATGGTTAATAGGATTCCACGTCATTGACGAGGGTAACGACGACAGAGGCGTTGTCCGCGTTGTCGTTGAAGTACGCCGAAAAACTCTGATCCATCTTGATCCCCGTGGGGCCGTCCACGGTCGGGCCGTTATAACTGAGCTGCACTTCCGGGACGCTGAACGTCAGCTTGTTGCCATCATCGATGGCGAACGACAGATCAAGGCTGAGTTCCTCGCTGTTCTTGGCCTTCATGAGCAGGGTCTTGTCCGTGATGAACACGGTGAGGCTGCCGGTAACCGCCATGACGCCCTGAGGCAGATCATAGACCCGCCCCTTATCGCCGAGCTTGCGGATGCTCGAATCCAGCCCGAAATCAATATTGAGGCTGCAATCAGTAACCACGCCGATCTCCGCGCCGCCGCTCAACAGGGAACCCTGAAAATTGTTGAACCGCTTCATGGCCACGGACGGGGCGCTGGCGTTGTAGTCGGCATCCACATAATCGGCATCGCGCCCGAGCATGTTGACCGTGGCGGTCAATTCCCCGTCGCCGCCCGCCTGCATAGCCAGAGACGACACCTTGCAACCTACAAACTGGCCGTAGATGTCCCCATAGGTGGCCTGCATGACGAGGGACGGCATGTCCTTGTTGGACTTCCAGACATGGGTAAACGGCGCGGCGGCGGGCTCTCCCGTCCCGGTCGTGGCCGGAGCGCCGAACATGGCCCTGAGCCAGTGGCCGAAAGCCCGTGCGTCAACCGGGACGACAACGCCGCCGGACACTTCAAGGTTCCCGTCAAAGGGTTCCGCCGGGTCATAGCGGCCCGTCAGCGTCCCCGGGGTGTTCTTGGCGCGGGACGGCTTCAGGGAAAACGAGTTGATGGGGAGGAGGACACCCCCCGGCGTAGTCGGAGCCACGCCGTAGGACGTTTCCACGTCCATCAGGACTTTGGTTCTGGCGCCGACCGCAATCTGTTTGTTGGGCATGTTTCAATCTCCTATTCGGTTTCGAGGAACCAGACCTTGAACTCCATGCTCACGCGGAAGTAGTTGGTCCCGTCCTCGTACAAATCCTGATCCTCGATCAGGTGCGCGCTGAACCGCGGGCCGCTTGGCGGCATGGCGGAACGCACGGCCTTGGCAATGGCTTTTGCCTCGTCATAGTCCCGTGCCCACACGTCGATCTGAAGGTCGATTTCCTCCAGACCGGACGCCCCGGACAGCGTGTTGGCGGGCCTCCCGCCGAGTCGCTGGAACGTGACGCAGGGAAGATAATTCCCGGACGGAATGAACAAGGGGAAAACCTTGCTGCCAACCAATGCGGACAATCCCGCATCCTCCTGCAACATCCGCAGCAGGACAGTTTCAAAATCAACGGCGCTTGCCATAGTGGGCATCCCCCATCATGTCCTGAAGCATCGCATCAACCTTCCGGCGGACGGCGTTGCGGGCCTTGCGGAGGAAATGCTTTCCGGGAACGTGCTTCAGTACGGTTTTTCCGTCCTTGGCAACCTGCACATGCCCGAACTCCACAAGGTGGCTGTGCGGGGCCTTCACATAGACCACATAGCCGCCGTCCTTGTACTTGGAGCGGTAGATCCAGATGGATTGCCGCAGCCTTCCCGTCTTGTCCCTGAACGCCGTGGAGCTTTTGGCCTTCTCAAAGACCTGCGCGGCAATGCCTCCCAAATCGGAATCAATCTCCGCCCGGACGCCCGCCCGGATGTCTTCGATGGGGATGTCCACCACGACGTCATTGCTCACAGCTTACCTCCCGGCACATCAACACCAGTTCCCGGCCCCGGTTGTCCGGCAACGGGGCAACGATGTTGAACACCTTCCCGTTGTGGATGACGCGCATGTCCGCCGTCACGTCCGGCCTATACCGGATGCGGATGCGCTGCGTGACTTCGGACTGTGCCTGTTGGCTGGCGAAAAACTCCCGCCCGCTCATGGCTTCCAGCGAAGCCCAGACCGTCGCCACGTTTTCCCAGACCTTGCCATGTCGCGGGGCTCCAAATTTCCCAAAAACGATTTCCTGCCGCTGGATGGTCACGCGGTGGCGAAGCATTCCGGCACGCATCAGAAGCCCCCCGCGACGACATAGGGATCAAGCAGGCAGTCCACGAATGACCGCCCGAACTCGTTGAAGTTGGAACCCACGGCGAAACCCTCCCGCTGCTCGTACAGCGTCCCGATCCGCACCAGCATCCACTGGCGGATCGGTTCCGGGAACCTCTCGGCGGGATAGCCCGCCCTCACCGTCAGCACGGTTTCCCCCTGCGGGAAATCCGGGCCGGGGATGAAGGCCGCTCGCAGCGGCGATTCCTGCGGCGACAGGCCGGACGGCGTGAAACCGTACAGCCCGGCATCCACCGCCTCGCCACCCACGGTCACGGACGCCACCGCCATGCAGGGCACGAGGGGAAGCCGGAACGGGGACGTCAGGGGGCCTGTTTCGACCTCCCAGACGGATTCTCCGAATACGCGGCGGGTGACGCCCTCCCCCTGCTGGCGCGCCGCCGTGATCAACACCGTCAACAGGGCATCATCCTCCACGGCTTCGGCGCGGGTGTGCAGCCTGGCCATTTCAAGCGTGACGGGTTCCGCTGCGGGCGGCGTGATCAGGCGTACAGTCATGGCTAGGCCGCCGCGCCGTGCTGGAAGAACTTCACGGCCTGCGCATCCGTCAGGACGCCGCCCGAGCGCATGAAGGCGAGGAACCCCACCTGCCCCTTCTGGGCAAACGCGGAATCCGCAAAACGGTACATGGTGATGCCCATGGCGTCGCGGATGATGTACTTGGAGAAGTCACCGAACAGCACGGACTTGGCCGTCGCCGCCATTGCCGGGACGGACTGGTTGATGACATACCGATAGCCAAGAATGCTCGCGGGTTCCTTCACATCGATGCCGGGAAGCCACAGGGGGCGGCCTTGCCCGTCCTTCAGCTTCTTGATCGCCTTCAGGGTGGTGTCGGCAAACATGAAGGCGCACCGCCCCCCTTCGCGGTAGGCGGGATCAAGGCTGTGCTCCAATTCCACCAGATCGTCGTAGGTCACGGAATCGACCTGCGCCTTCGCGCCGGTGACGCCGAGCGTGGCGCCGGTCAATACGCCGGAAGGCTGAGAACTGCCCGTTCCAACAGTAAAGTGCTTGTTCGTGATGCGCCCCAAACGGGTGATCAGACGGTTGTTCACGAAGGCCTCAATGTCCGCGTTGGAGTCCTGAAGCAGTTCGATGGGCACCGCGACCGTCTTGGAACTGTACTTGTGCACCCCGAGATTCACGACGCCGAACGAGGGATCGGCAGCGGCCGCCGCCGTGTTTTCGCCGAGGATTTCCCCTTCTTCGGTGGTGCCGTCACTGGTGGGCATGGTCATGGGCACGCCGGTGGCCGTGCTGATCACGGTGGCCACGGAACGCATCCCGCCGAACGCCTTCAACGCCTC